ATCTTTTCGCACCTTTGCGGAAAAATGGATAAAATCAGATACCGTCTTGTATATAACCGCCAGAACACACTTAACAGGCAGGGCACGGCTCTTGTACAGGTTGAAGCCTATTTGAACCAAAGGAAAATCTACTTGAAGACAAACGTGTACCTCAAACCGGAGTGCTGGAGCCGTGAGGGGGCACAAGTCATTAACCATCCCCAGTCTAACGAACTCAACACAATGCTCTATGAATACATCCTGTATCTGCAAGGCATAGAGTTGGGGTATTGGAAGCGCGGAATACCTGCCACACTCTCACTACTGAAGGATGCTGTCAAGAAGAAAAGTACGGTGAATGTCAGCTTCTCCACTTTTGCCAAATCAGCCATTGACAATTCGGACAAGAAGCAGTCCACCAAGGACAACCTGCACTCGACACTGGCGGTCCTGCATGATTTCCGTTCCGGATTGGACTTCAAGGACCTTACCTATACATTCCTTCGTGATTTTGAGCAATACTTGAGAGAAAAGGGCAATGCGGTCAATACGATAGCCAAGCACATGAGACAGCTCCGTACCTTGGTCAATGAGGCAATCAACCAGGGATATATGCACGCCGACGCTTATCCGTTCAGAAAGTACAAAATCAAACAGGAGAAAGGCAGACATGAGTTTCTTACCCCGGACGAGCTGAAGAAGCTGGAAACGGTCGAGGTGGAAGAGGAATCCATGCGCCATGTGCTCGATGCCTTCTTGTTTTGCTGCTATACCGGACTCCGCTATTCCGATTTCTGCCAGCTATCTCCGGCCAACTTTATCAAGGTAAACGGCAAACGGTGGCTGTACTTCAAATCCGTCAAGACAGGGGTGGAAATCCGTCTGCCGTTACATCTGCTGTTTGAAAGCAGGGCATTGGGCATTCTTGACCGTTATCCGGATATCGGAAGTTTTGCCGCTTTGCCTTGTAACTCGGAAGTGAATAAGCAGCTTCGAAAGCTGGCCGGATTGTGTGGTATCAAAAAGCGGATAACCTACCATGTGAGCCGTCATACCTGTGCCACCCTGCTGGTTCATCAGGGAGTTGCGATTACAACAGTCCAGAAGCTGCTCGGACATACTTCCGTAAAGACCACACAGATTTATTCGGAGGTACTTTCCAGCACCATTGTGCGTGACTTGAAAAATCTTCAAAGGAAAAGGAAAAAAGTAAAGATGTTTCCTGATAAAGGTTTGAGAACATCTGATTTTATAGACAACCGGTAGATTTCATGAATCCTATTTGTTTTCTATTAATATAGTGACTCTTTAAATTCTTCGGATAATCGAAATATTGCTCCTGATTATTTTTTTCAATATGGATTGAATATGGAATAGTTTTCACTATCTTTGCAGTGTAACCAGGAGCTTGATGGCAATAAATATTGTCATCAGGCTCTTTTTTTATTGTCTATCTGTCGAATAATGGAATCCCCCGTCTGGCTTCACAGTCTGACGGGGGGAGATTAATTCCAATCAATAATAGTTTTGAAAGAATCAGGTCAACAAAGTATTGACAAAGATAGTGAAATATGAATAGTAAGCAATATGGATATGGATTTATTTTGCATATATATAAATTCTAGGCATTTTTTTCAGGAAAGATAGGGACAGTTGAGAAATAAAGGAAACAGGATGAATAATTTATCATATAATAATTAAACGGTGAATGTAATGGAGATAGATATTGCAAACATTATTAGTGCTGCCGGAACATTGCTGGCAGCTTATTTCGCCTATAATCAGTATACCAAAAACAAACTGACTGATTTAAAAGTGGAATATTTTAAAAAAGAGGAGGAAAGAAGAAGTTACCACCGCAGCGAGAACTCCGCCAAGGTGTTCGGTGAGCTGTGGCGTGTACTTTATGAAACGAAAGCAGACAGGGTATATATCGTACAACCCCATCCTTTGGGGCATATAGCTTTTCTTTCGGTGCAGTTCGAGGTAAAACGAAAAGGTATAGCCGGAATGCGTGAAAACATCCAATCACTTCCCATGAGTGAAGTGGCCGTTTTTGCAGAAAATCTCGCAAAGAATCTTTTCATGTTCTATTCAGATATTGATAATCAAGTTAAGGATAAGGTTGCCAAATCTCTATTATCAACAAATGGATGCAACAGCGTCGCTATTAAACGGCTTAATTCATCTCAAGATTGGGTTGGAAATATCTTTTGTGAGTTTACAGATGAAACGGATTTGAATGAAGATGAACTTCATAAGGTCTTGCATGAAGCAGCGGTTAACATACAATATATCCTGCCGGAATTCAAGGAAAATAAAATCGAATAATTATAATTAATGAGTAGTATGGCTGACGTAAGAAAACTTGCACCGTTTATTCTGAAATGGGAAGGCGGTTTTGTAAATGGCCCTGACGATTTGGGAGGGGCTACCAATATGGGAGTGACTATCGGAACCTATGAGGCATATTGCCGAAAGAAAGGATATTTCAAGCCTACAGTTGAAAGATTGAAAAATCTCACAAAAGAGGAATGGACGGAAATCTTGAAAACCATGTACTGGGACAGATGGAAGGCTGATGAGATAAAATCGCAATCAGTTGCTGATATATTAGTTGATTGGGTCTGGGCATCCGGTGCGCACGGAATTAAGATTCCTCAACGCTTGCTTGGTGTTACGGTGGATGGCATTGTAGGTCCCAAGACCATTGCCGCAGTTAATTCCCGTAATCCGCGTGAACTGTTTGACCAGATCAAGATTGCACGGTTTGATTTTATCGAGGATATATGCCGGAAACGCCCAGCAAACAACAAGTTCAAACGGGGGTGGATGAACCGCATAAATGATATCTCTTATGTTGGTTAGAATTATGAACTGGGTAAGCCAGCAATATATGCCGGCTCCTTTCATGTGTCTGTTCCTGCTGTTCGGATCATGTGGCAGCTCGCATAAATCTGTCAAGTCCGATACAGAAGTAATCAGGAAGGATAGTACCAGTGAATCAGTCAACATCATACATGGGTCTGCTACTTCTTTAAGAGAGCTGATAACCACTAATGGCAACTATGTAATTGATTTCTGTATCTATGATACCCGAAAACCGCCCGATAGCCTGACCGGGAAACCTCCGTTATTGGCAGACGGTCATGTGGAAGGTGATTTCAGCAAGAATAAAAGGAAGGAAACTGCAATCAAAGACAGTACGGAAGTGAAAGCTGACAAGGAAACCACTTCCACCAAACATGAAGAAACCAAGACTGAAGGGGTAAAGGATAAAAAAGAATCCACTTTGCTTAAACAAATCGGTTTTGCCTGTGTTTGTGTAACCGTTTTGATTGTCGTTATGCTGATAGTAAAGCATTGGCGCAATAGACAATCTTCATCATAAGACTTTAAATTTATAAATTGGACTGCCCCAGCTCGTGATGAGTCGGGGCTATTTTTGTTATCTTTGCCGGAACTAACATTAACTTATGTATTATGGCTGAAAAAAAAGAATCTTATTCCGAAGAGGAATTGAATGAAATGATCGTATGGTTCAACAACCATGCTGATGAACTTCCCAAAGAAATGCAGATTAACAAATCCGCTTTCACACCGGATTTGAAACTTACTGTTGAATCCTGTATCATGCAAGCCAAGCAATGTCTGGGCAACTATAAGATGGCCGGAGCTTTTAGATTACTTCAACAAATCAAAGCGAAGATTGAGGATAATAAATAAAATCTCATATTTTACTTTTTTTAGAATATCAAGCGGCCCAGCGACGGGTAACCGCTTGATATCTGCTTACTAAAAATCTCCTTGATAATTTTTTATAAGATCATTGGCTTCCTGTATATCATGAGGCGTGTAAATATCTGTCATCAATATACTGCTGTGACGAGCTTGGTCACGTACGCTTAACACATCATAATGTCGTAACATATTCGTTATACCTGTATCTTTTAAGGAATAAAACTTATATTGGGCGGAAAGCTTTAAATCTTTTCTGAGATGATGTGCCCACCAGTCCCGGAACATTTTTTCAGATCTTTTTGTTTTACCGGGACGAAACCCGTCAGAGAATAAATAATAATCACCGGGATTGTTGAAAATGTGCAGGTCCAACATGAGATGTATGACTTTTGATGGTAATGTAATAGTGCCATCTTTGCGATTTTTTGATATATTGTCTGATACGAATATTGTTTGCTTTTTCAAACTTATATCGTTTAATCTCAATCCTACCATTTCCGCCGGTCGGATAAAACAATAGTATAGAATATAGCTTGCCAGCAACATATAGGGGTTATGGTTCTTTAAGTAGTCGCTCACTTTTGCAAGTGTTTCCGGTGGCAGGATGTTGCGTAGCTTTTTTTTCCCTTTTCTTCCCAGACTACTGATCCCGGCTGTTGGATTCTGTGTTAAATAGTTATGGTTCAGACAGAAGGTGGAAAAAGACTTCAAAAAGCCGAGATAGTTATCGCGCGTAAATGCAGTGTTATCCCTAGTTATATACACTTCGTCAAGCAGCATAACACAAAAATCCTTATCAAATTGGTAAATGTAGGTGATAGGGACCTTTTTCTCTTCATTGAAGATTTCCATATTACGAAGGTAGGAGCTATAAGATTTGATCGTTTCTTGTCGGTATCTCCCGTCCCTTTGCATTTTGGCGAGAAAAGTGCGGTATTTGTCTATTACATCTTTGAACAGTAGAAAGGCGTTGCCGCATTCTTGCTCAATCCAAGGATTCCATCCTGTTGCGAGTTTTTCTGATAGTCTGTTGATGCATCCTTTGGCGTATGCCCTTCTTTCCTTAACGGATTTGATGAAGTTCAGTTTGATCTTTTTCCGTTTCATCACTCCGTCAACAGGATTGAATGCGTAAAAGTCAATGTACCAATCTTTACCCGTATGTAATATAGGTGGTGTGTAACTCTTGATTTCTTGGATTTTGGACATTTTTTTTTATTTGTTTTTGCTAACAGCAGAAACAAATGGTTAATAATTCCCGTCCCGATTTCGTCCCGGCGGATTTGCTTAAAATGAGATAAGCCACTGACTTTCAGTGGCTTATCCTTTACAATGTCGGAATGAGGCGACTCGAACGCCCGACCCCTACGTCCCGAACGTAGTGCGCTACCAACTGCGCTACATTCCGTTTCTG